TCAGTTCTTTCCATATCTGTATGAGTATACGACTATTTCATCATTCATAAACTTTTGCCATACCAAGTGCTTGTTACAACAACTATAGGAAGCCATACGATGAAGGCGGTTATAGTGTACATGCAACAAAAGGCGGTTATTGTAAAACCGATTGCTTAACAATGCTTTTGTTATATTTAGCACTATCGGTTTTAAAACACGCCTTGTATCACTGACAAAAGTAATCATAAAACATTAAACACCTTATATCTAAACAATAAAAAAAACGCTGATGATTGGGGTAACAGAACTTAATAATAACTAATCCCAACAGTTCAAATTCTGTTCGTTCGCCTTTTTTAAGGCATTGGTACAAAAATAGTAATCCGCCGCTTTGCTGTTTAATGTTTAATGTTTAAATTTGCGTTTGAATCATAACCATTTATTGGCAGAGGAGATAATAAATATGAAACAGATGTTTCAATATGAAGCTGCACTTAACGCCTTGCTTTTTGCCCTTTCAAAGCTTGGGGGTAAGTCTGATATGCACAAGCTCTGCAAGATATTGTATTTTGCAGACCAGCGTCATTTGTCGTTGTACGGCCGTAGCATTACAGGCGACACCTACATTGCGATGCAATACGGTCCCGTCCCGTCAAATGTCGATGATATTCTCAAAGCCGTACGTGGAGACAGCTTCTTTTCCGGATATGTTGATGAGCTTAAAGACAAACTGGCATTTGAAAACCGTTATATCGTGAAGGAACTTGCCGAACCGGATATGGACGAGTTGTCTGAATCTGATGTGGAATGCCTTACATACGCCATAGATTTGTGCCATGACAAGAGTTTCGGGCAACTCACGGATTTGTCGCACGGCATGGCATGGACAAATACGGCAAGAGACCGTGCCATTTCCGTAAAAGACATACTGCGGGAAGCCGGAGACGAAGAAGAATACGTAGAATATATAGCCGACCAATTGCGGCTTCAATCTGCTTTACTGCAATGATACTTCCGTCGTCGCTCCATGAGAACTTTATAAAGCGTGGCACTATATTGCACTCCGAGATATTCGAAGACATTGACCACGGCAAATTTTTTGCTGTAATGGGCATATCGGATGATATGGTAGCCGGATTCTTCTTCATTAACTCACATATACATCCGGTAATTAAAAAACGCCCCGAACAGTTTGCCATGCAATATCCGTTGAAACATTCAGACTATGCTTTTCTGAAATACGACTCGTTCCTGTGCGCCACGGCCATTCAGAAAATACCCTTAGACAAACTTGCCGAGACTGTTGCTGGAGGCAAGACTGTCCATGTCGGGAATCTGACCGAATACGACCTTGCCGCCATGCTTGAGGCTTGCCGTACATCACGGCTGTTTAGGGAAAGCGACAAGCGGAAGTTCTTCTATTGATTCCATCCCCGTCACCCACACATTACATTATTCAATCGGAAAATCCCTCCTGCTCAAGCAGCCGCTACACGCTAATTGCCTGAGATTGGTACAACTGTATCAGTATATCGTTAGCAAGATGCCTATATGCCGCATTAAATACCTGACGCATACAAATTGAATAGGCGGTAAGCCTTTGCAAACGAAAAGCATACCGCCTATTTTATTGAGTATCAACTACATCTTGCTATTCCTCGATTGCCGCCTGCGCCGCCGCTAAAATAAGGTACTTTTCAATGAGTTATATAATAGTTCTAAACAACATTGGTTTATTTAATTTTTTCGTATATGCCTATGTATAGTATTGTTTTCGTCCATTTATCAAAGAACTTATCGTCCTCTATCTTGATATATCGCCCATTTAAGGCGAATAGATAAGCTACAATCAACGCAAACATGAAAAACAATACTTTATCGTCTGCGTGATTTGAGTGCGTGTAAATCGCTTATTTGGGATTGTTGTGCTTTTGTTCATTTTATCCTTTCAAACGAATTTAGCATATAGTTCACATTTTCCTCACCAACAAATAGACAACCCATATTTTGGGTAAACCGAAGCGAAATGTATTTTTCCCCTTTCGATGAACCTCTTTCAATTAACCTTCTTATGTCATCAGCTGTGGCAATAATAAATTTGGTTGTTTCTCCACGTGCAACAATGATATAATAGCAGTCATTTGCATTATACCGTTCATAACTTTTAGTTTTGATTTGAATACTAAAACTTTCCGACTTTATTTGCACAGTCTTTACCTGAATGTAGTAAGTCTTATTGTTTTTCATTGCAACTATGTCTATCCCATCATCAACAGACATTCTGGAAACATTGTATTCACGAAATAGTAATTCACTGCAAACAGCCATTTCACCAGCAGAACCCATATAAAGAGATTCCACTGACATCGGGGTTTCTACAGGAGCCAAGATAGGCTTAGGCGTTTTAGGTGCTTTGGATGGCTTCGGTTTTCTCAATTTGTATATACCTTTTTTGTAGCCACCTTTATCGTTTTTCACTCGTTGATACAGGGAATCTTTGTTTTCCACCCTTTTGCCCTTAACTGTTTTAGTAACAGCGTTGGATAGATACGATGAAACCTTCTTGTATAATTCATTTAAATCATATCCCTTGAAATCCGAATCTTTATCTTGAATTTCTAATACAACATCCTCAATGCTCATCTCAGGATAATTGACACCTTGAATCATAAAAGCATCATAAACGGCATCTTTTATTGTTTTCATTCCATAGTTTAATTTACCATTTGAATTATCTGCAATCAATGCGTTTATACCTGTTTTATCAAAATTTATCACATCAAACGCATTCACTTCATCGAATGGGGTCATTTCCTCGGCAAAACCTGCATCTACCACTTTGGGAAGTTCCCTCGTACCGTTGTAGAACGCTTTGAGGTACGGGCGTATGGCATCGCCCAAGTCCGCAATCATGGCTGTTGCATACTCGGCAAACTTGCGTGCGCCTTTCTCGATATGATAGACAGCCATTTCAGTGCCGATGGCAAGTATTTCTGGGTCTATGCCCATGTTCATCCTTTATTTCCCATCAATACCTTTATCAATCTCTCTTTCTCTGCAAGCATCTCCTCTAAATGCTTTACCCTTTCTGTTAGCAAGGAAATTTCTACCTGACTATCCGATTGGGTAATGTTTCCTATGCCTACTGCTTGGCTATTGTTGTCCGCTACAACTTGCATACTTGTCTCTTTGTCTTCAAAAAAGTAACATATAGGAACGTTAAATTCCACACTCAATTTTCGGAGTATGGAAGTGTTAACATCTTCTTTGTCAACCATTTCATAAACGGCTTGCTTGGTCTTTCCTATTCGCTTTGCCAAATCAGCAAGGGTTATGTTTTTCTTGTCTGCCAACTCCTTGATTTTCAATCCTATACTCATAAAGGTAAAATTTTCTTGAAAAAGTAGTCAATAAATATTTGTCTTAAAGAAAGGATTTTCCTACCTTTGCACCATAAAGTTAAACAATAACCTATAAACAACAAAAGAAATGGCAGAAAATCAAGTAAAAGTGCGTCCTGCTCTGCGCGAATTGAATGTAGGTGAAACCGTAACATTCCCGATTGCTCGGACAAAAGTAGTCCGCGCACAAGCATCAGACCTCGGTCTTATCCTTGAACGTAAATACAAGACAGAAACAGACCGAGAAAAGCGTATCATAACAGTAATCAGAATATCGTAATTTGTAATCATCATGAACAAATTTGTAAATATTTCACAACTGATACTATCCTGCATCATGCTTTTTGCGGTGGTTGTCAGCATTGTGGCACATATCATACTTGGAAACATCGCATCGTTCATTGGCTATCTTGTATCAGCAGTATTCATCTTTCTCACATGGGAACTGGTGCGTATATCATGGATGGAGTTTCAAAATGAAAATAAATAACCTCTTAACTTACAATATCATGGCTATCAATTTCAAAAGATTAAATTCTCAAATCAAGCCTCTTAAACCGGAAGCAAGACACGTGGGCTACATCTTTATTGCTACAGACAAGCAAAAGAGAGAAAGCCTGGTTGACTCTATTGCCAAGCCCGGTTCTAAACGTTCCCTAATAAAAGTGCTTGCATATTTTATTAAAACCGATGAAAATTATCGTGCAGAGTATTCACTTTAATCCGTAATCCTATGCTCACTATTGATTTTCCCGATAAATCCGTCACTTATGACACTTTCGTCCGTGATGTAGCGTCCTCTGTAGTCCGCATGCTTGCCGATACACGCAATGACCCCGAAATGGTCAGCCAGCGAAAAGCATACGCTATGTTTGGTCGTGGCAATGTGGATAGATGGCGCAAGCAGGGTAAAATAAATCCCTGTAAGCGCCCGGGTAAAGTTGAATATCGCACAGTAGAGTTACGCGCTCTTCAACAGAAGAAACAAGATTATTTCAAGTAACAATCAGACCTGATAGTGTAATGGTAGCACATCAACTGAAAGTAGTAGTTCAAATCTGCTTCGGGTCACAAAAGCAAACTGTATTATAAACCTTTTAAATTATTAATTATGAGCAATGCTATTTCATTGGCCAAAGAATTGCAACAAATGAAAGCAATTGACGTAATACGCAATGAACGTGTACGTAGCCAGTTTATCAGCGTGTATAATTCCATCTGGAAAGAAGGCGGAGAAAACGTCTATGAACGTGAAGCTATTTACTTCAACCAGCAGTTACGCGACAAAGATGAGTTGCGCTTATGCTCCGGAACATCTATCTTCTATGCGTTTATCGACCTTGCTGTCAAAGGTATCACATTGGCTCCTGGTGCGCAAGCACTGTGTTATCTTCTTACCCGTAACTGCAAAGTAGGAGTTGATTCAAACGGCAAAGAAGTTTGGGAGAAAGTATGCAGTCTCGCTATCTCCGGATATGGAGAGCTGGCACTGCGTGCAAAAGTTGGACAGATACGCCATGCCGACAATCCAGTTATTGTCTATGACGGAGATAGTTTTGAATATGGAGAGAAGAACGGAGCGAAGATTGTCAATTATATGTCTGCATTTCCTCGCAAAAGCGACCGTATTGTTGCTTGCTTTGTCAAAATCACACGTGCAGATGGGTCAATTGACTATTCTGTTATGACAGAAACCGACTGGAAACGGTTACAAGGTTATTCAGAGAAACAAAATTCCTATAAAGACCGCCGCACCGGAGAAACTGTAGTGAAAAGCAATGCACTCTACAATATCAATGGGCAGATTGATACCGGCTTCCTCATTGCCAAATGCATCAAACACGCTTTCAAGACTTATCCTAAAATCAATATCGGTAAAGGTTCCGTCATGGAATCCGACATCATTGATACCCCGCAAGGAGGTTTCGATCCTTACAGTGGAATCAATACCACACAACCCGAACCACAAGAAAAGCAAGAAGAGCAACATTTCGCGCCTCAACCTGATATGTCAGCAGGGGTAACTATTGACCCAGCAAGTCAAGGAGATAACGATGATACTTTCTAACCTTAATACATTGTACATATGTCTTCAGAATTAGTAATCATCAAGCAGGAAAATATACAGACCATAGTGTCTGCTGCTCCACAATCATATAGTGACAACAAGCTGTCATGTGAAAGATGTATCAGTGCCGGGCAATCCATACTCAATGCCATTACAACTAATGGTGGAATGACTGACGAACTTGATAAAGAAGTAGCTCTTTTCATCGAAAAAGCACGTAAAACAGTCAAGAAGATGAACGAGAAACGTTCGCCTGTCACAAAACTTTTTGATGACATCCGTCGAGAGTTTACGGTAATAGAGAATGCTATTGACCCCACCAAAGTTGATACTATCCCCTATAAACTCCAACAATACCGTAACCAATATGCAGCAAAGAAACGTGCCGAAGAAGAAAAACGCCGTCAGGAAGAGTACAAACGTCAACAAGCGGAACAAGCCCGTGTAAAATTGAGACAAGACATTGAAGGGGATTTTAAGGCACAATTCCAAACCTATCTCAATCAATCCATCAATTGGCTCACTACAAAGGATAACAGTGTTACGCTCGAGAACTATAACACAGTGTACAGCGAAATAAAAAACTTTTCGGCTTCTCTTCCTGCTGACTGGTTACATAATCTCCATACTCTCATCCGCATACCTGGCAATGTTTCGGTAGACGAGCTTCGACAATTTGAAACTGACATAAAGGAACGCCTTGGTAAGCAATTTACCGACCAATACACTGCAGAAATCCAAGACAACAAGGATTTCATTCTTGACCGTCTGCCCTCAAAGAAAGCAAACCTCGAACGCATGGCACAAGCTGACGCGGCCGAAGCTGCACGTGTCAAAGCTGAAATAGAAGAACGCCAGCGCAAGGAAGCCGAAGCGCGAGAGGCAGAACGTAAACGCAAAGAAGAGGAAGAAAAGCAAAAGGCGGAAATGGAACGCCAGCAAGCTGAAATGAACGGATTATTTTCTGAACAGGCTTCTATGCAGAATTATCAGCCCAAAGTAAAAGTCACTCAAAAGATAGAGTTACTTAATCCTGAAGGTATCATGCCAATACTCTCAATGTGGTGGAGTAAAGAAGGGTGCATGCTTTCGGTTGAAGAGTTGAGTAAGTTATTCAAGAAACAAATTACGTTCTGTGAAAAACTGGCTAACAAGGATAGTGTCTATATTGAAAATGAGAGTGTACAATATATTGACGATGTGAAAGCAAAGTAACCATGAGTCACAATCCCGATACATATTATAGTCGTAGTGAGGTCAGTAACTCTGACCTCACCGAACTGAAAAATATTCTTCATCCTCGAATGCAATTTGGTGATAAAGAAGCTGCATTTCGTTTTGGCTCATTGGTAGATGCAATTATTACCGAACCAGCACGAGTAGACTACTACCGCCTGACAGTAGATGATGAACAATATACCGAAGATGAGTTCCGACATGCACAAGAAATGCAGAAGGCACTTCGCATGGAAGCACGCCGCGATGAGTTCCTTTTTAAAGTGCTTAGTTATGCCGAAACACAGCGTTTCATGGTAAACACACAACAACAATTTACTTATTGTGGTTTCCCCTTTTCGCTTGATACACGATGTAAGTGGGATTGGTGGCTCGGCCTTTTTGGCGGTGATCTTAAAACCACATTTGCCTCAACACAGCAACAGTTTGAAGAAGCGATTGACTTCTTCGATTGGGACAGGAGTCGTGCTTGGTATATGGACATTGCAGGTTCCAACCGTGATTTCATTTATGCTATCAGCAAAAAGAACTGCAAAGTATTCAAGAAGTTCATCAATCGGGATGATAAGGTCTACAACCGTGGACGCGAGAAATATGAAGAATTGGCTTTCCAATACTGGTGTTTAACTCCACAAGACAATTAACAATGGACATATATTGCAAAGTAACTCAATATGGATTAATTCCTCTGTATAATACAGACCTCGAACTAAAGAAACACTTGAAGATTGGTAATGTAGTCAAGTGTAAGGTAAGCAATCCACGCAATTATGAGCACCACAAAAAGTTTTTCGCTTTGGTACGCCTTACTTTCGACAATTTGCCCCTGCCATTAGTCGAGAAGTGGCACATACATAATGAACAGGATATGCTTTGCCGATTCAAGCGTGACCTTGGCTACTTCACTAATACTCTCAATGAATATGGTGAACATGAAATAGAGTATCTCAGTATATCGTTTGCCGCCATGGAACAACACGAATTTGAGAAATTCTATAACCAATGTATTGACCTTGTTCTCAACAAGTACATCAAAGGTATTGACAAAGATGATTTAATCACAGAAATAGAAGAATTCAAATGAAACCACAGGTAGGACAATATCATTACACTCCACACGGACGAGGATTCCGCATATACCGCTATACAGAGGTAACAGATAGCTTTCAGTCAGCCTCTCCGGTACTTAGTGAGCCAATCTTCTACGATCGTGAGAAAGCAAAGAAACGTGTTTATGAACTTAATGGTTGGAAATACAACAATGAACGGACTCAAACATCATCTGCGCGTTGAACCATACGACTATCAACGTGAAGGTATAGTTTATGGACTGGAACACCGCCGTCTTATTATCGGTGACGAACCGGGATTAGGAAAGACATTGCAAAGTATCGGCATTGTTGATACAGCCAATGCATATCCTTGTCTTGTTATCTGCCCGTCCTCGCTCAAAATCAACTGGCAACGCGAGTTCGAGAAATTCACGGATAAATCTGCAGTCGTTCTTGACAATGCTGTACGTACAACATGGAATTACTTGTTATCTATGGGAGTGCATCAGGTAGCAGTGGTAAATTACGAAAGTTTGCGCAAATATTTTGTTTGGGACATCAAAACGAAAAGTAAGCAGTTCCGTCTCAAAGATGTTGTATTCTGTCCTCAAATACAGATGTTCAAATCAATCATCATCGACGAAAGCCATCGTGTTAAAGACCCGTCAGCACAACAAACAATCTTCACAAAAGGGCTGTCCGTAGGTAAGGACTGGTGCATACTCCTTTCAGGTACTCCGGTAGTCAACCGCCCCGAAGATTTAATTGCCCAGCTATCCATTATGAACCGTTTGGGCGAGTTCGGCGGGCGTGCCAAGTTTATGGCCGATTATTGTACCGACCCTAAAGACAAGGCCGCCAAACCTGCCGTCCCTCTTTCCGAACTGTCAAGACAGTTATACGATACATGCATGATACGTCGGGAGAAAGCAAAAGTGCTTCCCCAATTACCTGACAAGACAAGGGTGGATTTATATGTGGAGATTTCAAATGACAAGGAATACAATCTTGCCGCCGAAGACCTTGCCGCCTACTTGCAGGAGTACACTGAGTGTACAGATTGGGAGATACGCCGCAAAATGCGCATGGAGGCTCTTGTCAAGTTTATGACCTTGCGCTCTTTGGCTACAAGGGGAAAGATATCACAGGCGGTTGATTTCATCCGTACATTTCTTGACAGCGGAAAGAAACTCATTGTATTCTGTTCGCTTCATGAGATTGTGGATGAATTGCAAAAGGTATTCCCCCGTGCCGTTACGGTTACAGGGCGTGATAGCGCAGTAAACAAACAGGCTTCGGTTGACGCTTTTCAGAACAATCCCAATGTGCAGCTCATCATCTGTTCCATCAAAGCCGCCGGTGTCGGACTTACGCTGACCGCAGCGTCTGATGTGGCATTCATAGAACTGGCTTGGACGTATGCCGATTGTTGTCAATGCGAGGACAGAGCGCACCGCATTGGACAGAAAGACAATGTAACCTGTTACTATCTACTTGGTCGTGGCACTATCGACCACACGATATATAGCCTCATCCATCGCAAAAAATCCATTGCCAACGAAATTATGAATGCTGATGATGAAATCCCTACCGATGAAATGTATTTCGATGAGCTGGTAAAATCATTCTTAAATACTTCGGGGTAATGGAGATTTGTAAAACAGATATACAGAAGATTATCAAGTATCTCGATGATGCTGCTAAGGTATATGACACCATCCCCGGACAACGCAGCATTTGCCGGGCATGGGTTATCAGACAACAGATAAAAAAATTACAAAGGAAATTATTCACTTATAATCAAAAAGAAAATGATAAAGACTGACATCGTTGATTACATCGTTAACAACACAACTTTAAGTCGTTCACAGGCTATCAAAGCTGTCGACTGTGCTTTTGATGCTATTGAGAAAGCACTTTGTAAAGGTGAAAATGTCTATATACGTGGTTTTGGCACTATCAAGACTTATATCACAAAAGAAAGGAAAGCCCGTAATATCTACAAGAGAACAACGGTAGTCATTCCGGCTAAACGAACAGTAAAACTTGTAGTCAGTAAACAACTCAAAGAAAAAATGAACTCATGATGCATACGTGGTTTGAATGTAAAATCCGTTATGAAAAGACAATGGATAACGGAATGAACAAGAAAGTAACGGAACCCTATCTGGTTGACGCGCTCAGCTTCACGGAAGCGGAAGCACGCATCATTGAAGAAATGACACCCTTTATTTCCGGTGAGTTTACAGTTTCCGACATTAAACGCGCCAACTACAGCGAACTCTTTCCCTGTGAGGAAGACAGTGCCGACCGCTGGTTCAAGTGCAAGCTGGTTTTCATCACATTGGACGAGAAAAGCGGTGCTGAGAAAAAAACGTCTACCCAGGTATTGGTGCAGGCAGCCGACTTGCGTGATGCAGTAAATAAACTGGATGAGGGTATGAAAGGCACAATGGCCGACTACCAAATTGCATCGGTAGCGGAAACTGCCATTATGGATGTTTATCCATATGCCGCGGATGAGTCCATTACGGATACCATCAGTGAAAATGCCAATTCGCCTGTTGTACGAAATTTCATACAATCTCTCCCCGAAGGTTGCAGGACAACGATAACCGTTGGTGGGAAAAAAGTTGTAGTAGACAAGACCGGAAAAGACACCATTGTTACACCCGAAAAGCAAAGCGACAATGACACTTGAGGAAATGCTTCAAATGGAAAGGAAACGAAAAAAGAAGCAAAAATATGACGATGAGGAACATCGCATACAATGCTCTTGCGTAAAGTGGTTCAATTTGAAGTATCCGAAATTGAAAGGCAGGTTGTTCGCTGTTCCCAACGGCGGTAGACGGGATGCTGTCACGGCTGCAAAATTAAGAGCAGAGGGAGTTGTGGCAGGGGTGGCAGACCTCATCCTGTTAAAGAGCAACCGTGATTACGGAGCATTGCTCATCGAAATGAAAACCATCAAAGGCAGACAGAGCGAGAGCCAAAAGAAATGGCAAAAGACTGTATGCTTCAATGAGGAATACAAATATGTGGTGTGTCGCTCCTTTGACGATTTCAAACGAGAGGTGGACGAATATTTGAGAAACGTATAAAATAATGATAGATATGGCAAACACCAAAACAGGTCTAAATTATTACACGGTTGATTGTGATAGGTATCAGGACCGGCGCATTAAAAGGTTGAAAAAAGATTTTTCTTGTCGAGGTATTGCTGTGTACGATTATATACTATGTGAGATATATCGGGTACAAGGCTGTTTCTTGGAATGGGATTCAAATACTGTCTTTGACGTGGCTGAGTATTTCGGGTTGAAAGAAAACGTGGTGCAAGAGATTGTTGCGTACTGCGGAACAGTGGGGCTGTTTGATAAAGAACTACTTTCTCGTGGGATTATAACATCCGCATCCATTCAACAACGCTACATAGATATGTGTACACGTGCCAAGCGTAGAAATATCATCATACCTGATAAATGCAAACTCAATATGGAGTGTACAGAACAGGTGGAAGCCTCTAAGCGTGAAAACGAAATTGACTATAGTAAGACACAGCCCCATTATGAACCATATTCACTAACGCTTGACCAAGAAATTGAAGAACTGAAAGGCGATGAATGTTGGCTTGACCAATTACAGGTTATTCACCACATGGAAATTTCTATGCTCCGCAACAGATTGGATGATTTTCGGGTGCAATGTCTGGCGGATGGCAAAGAGAGGGGACACCAATCATTGCAGGATGCCAAACAGCATTTCAATTCATGGTTACGAATAGTGAATAAAAACAAGACGAAAGATGATAAAGATAGAAGCACAGGACGAAATCAACGTAGAGGCAATGTTCTCTCGGCTGATGAGCAGAAAACGTACGGCGACTCGTTTTAGACTGCCATATACTGTTAAACAGGTTTATACAATGCTCTATGCAGCTTGTCAAGTGGAGGTCGTTAACAGACATCGGGAGTTCGTTGTTACTGACGAATACAAGAAACATCTTTGGGACATTTCCCAATGGCTGACATCAAAAGATTCAACATTCGGACTGTTCCTTTGCGGTGGAGCCGGTAATGGAAAGACAACCATTCTCCGTGCCTTGCAAAATCTCACAAACTATTTGCGTAGCGATGAGTCATATACCAGTAGGCAGGATGATTATCCCACACGTGGCTATACCTTCATCACTGCGAAAGACCTTGTACTGCTTGCCAAGGCATACAACAATCCCACTCGTGAGAACGAGAGTGAGGTGTACCGGTACAAAAAATTACGCAGCATTGAGATACTGGCGATTGACGACCTTGGTCAAGAACCCAAGGAGAGCATTCACTATGGAGACTTCGTTACGGCGGCTATGGATATTATCTCTTATCGTTATGAGGAACAATTCTGCACTTTGGTGTCATCTAATCTTTCTGCTACCGAGATTGCCACTTACTACGATGAACGTATTGCTGACCGATTCCGTGAAATGATGCATATCGTAAATTTCAGTACGGAACAATCATTTAGAAAATTAAAATCAAACAAATAGAAACTATGAACAAAGATTACAGTTATTGTTCGGGCGTTACCTGCCCCATCCGAAACGAGTGCAAGAGATATTTGCCCGACCCTCCCGATGTACCGCTATGGTGGATACCACCTGCCTACAAAGAGAATCTTAAACAGTGTCCTCATTTTGAAAAGACTTATAGAAATAACAATAGTAACCGTACTACACAGGAGGCAAGCAATGAAAGCTAAGATTAAAAGAACAGGGGAAATAGTAGATGTTCTTTCTTACAATATAGCGGAAGGAGATATTCATACATACCTTAATGCAAATAATGATGTGGTTCGCCCATCCTATATGATGAATTTCTACAAGGATTTAGAAATAATCCAAGAGTCTAAAGAGATTGATTGGGAGCAGCGCAGATATGAGATTGCGAAAGAATCTCTCGTTGCGATAATGTCTAATGATGAATTTTATGCTCAGGTTTTATATGAGAGTGCACAATTAAATGAAAGAAGAGGAATACCGTATAATATAAGTCGGGCAGCAGTTGTTTTTGCTGATACACTTATTGCTGAATTACAGCAAGGAGGTGAGGAATGAAACCAATACTTGATGCTTGTTGTGGCGGAAAGATGTTCTACTACAATAAAAATGACGAAAGGGTCTTATTTCAAGACATACGAAACATATCCACTTACTTATGTGATGGACGATTGTTTGAAGTAAAACCGGATGTACAAGCAGATTTTACAAATATGCCATACGGAGATGAAACATTTTCTATGGTTGTATTTGACCCTCCTCATCTATTGAGAAATGTCGGTAAATCAAAAATGGCAGATATGTATGGCAGTCTAAACGAAAAATCAAATCCAACCGGTTATCAGCAAATCAAATATGGCTCACTCTATTCAGATTGGAGAGATATGCTATCTAAAGGGTTTGCAGAATGTTTCCGTGTATTGAAGACGGGCGGTTTTCTGATTTTCAAATGGAACGAAACTGATATTAAGGTATCGGAAATACTGAAACTTACACCTGAGAAGCCAATATTTGGACATATATCTGGTAAGCGTTCTAACACGCACTGGATTTGTTTTATGAAAGGAGGTAACAATGGAAGTTATTAAGATTATCAAAAAAACATACAAAGTAGTTTATGCTGTTGATAAGCCATTCTTGAAATTCGGGCAGTTTCGCGCAACGAGAGAGTATTTAGGTCTTTCAGTTCAAAGAAACTGTTTTAATTGTGGGCGTAAGTTCAAAGATGAAGATGATATTTATCTCATAATACTCAAAGGTACTCTCAATAAGTTCTTTTGCCAAGAATGTAATGATAAGGCGTTAAGTGATTTGAAAAAGGAGGATTTATGAACAGGAAAGAAATCATACGAACCATCAGAGCCTTTAAGAAGATTCTGAAAAAAGGTGTTCCTCAAACAGTAATGAAGAGCAGTTTTTGGGATATTCATGAAAAGCGATACACAGTCCATGAAATAGCCGCTCGTTTTTTACGGATGAAAGGCTATGCTGTGCGAATTGAGATAGATGATAATACAGAAAATCCCTCTTATTGTTTCGGATACATTCGGTTTTATCGGTATGCGACAATCATGTTTAACTAATAATCAAGACAAAAATAATGAAATTTAAATCAAAAATATGCACTACTCGTGAGCAGTCGGAAAGGTTACTCGCTTTGGGCTTGAAGCCCGAAACAGCAGATATGGTATATCATTATACAAAGAGTAGAGTTCCTGCATTGGAATGGGAGTTAAAAACCAAGCCGCCAACATCAAGAGGTGAGTTTTGGACACCCCAAAGAATAGCAAAGTTAGCATTTCCTTTTCATAAGCATCCAGATGGAACACCAATGACCGGTGAAGAGGTGTTCGATGAATTGTGGGGAAAGGATGTTCCTGCCTGGAGCCTTAGCCGTTTGTTGGAATTGATTCCTAAGTGCATCAAACAAAGTAACAGACCAAATGCCGATTTAAAAATAGATACCGATAATCAATATTGGTTCATTAACTATGAAGAGCTTGGATATGGCATAAAACACCAAATAATGAACTCTGATTTATTTGAATCCATTATTTCCATGATTGATTGGCTGATTGACAACGGACACTTTAATAAAGATTATTTATTATGAACTTATTATACATTGACTTGTTTTGTGGGGCAGGAGGAACATCTACGGGTGTCAATTCTGCACGAATATCTGGCGAACAATGTGCTACTGTTATTGCCTGTGTTAATCACGACAAGAACGCTATTGCTTCACACGCCGCCAATCACCCCGAAGCGATGCACTTTACGGAGGATATTCGTACTCTCGAACTATCGCCACTTGTAAAGCATCTGCAAAGCTGCCGCCGTCAGTATCCCGATGCGTTGGTCGTTCTATGGGCATCGTTGGAGTGTACTAATTTCAGTAAGGCGAAGGGAGGTATGCCTCGTGATGCAGATAGTCGCACACTCGCAGAACACCTTTTCCGTTATATTGAGGCTATCAATCCCGATTACATTCAGATAGAGAATGTAGAGGAGTTTATGTCGTGGGGCGATGTGGACGAAAACGGTAAGCCTGTTTCAATGGATAAGGGCAAGAGTTACACACGTTGGGTACGCAATGTGAAGAAGTACGGTTATAACTTTGATTTCCGCATACTCAATGCTGCCGATTATGGTGCGTACACCTCACGCAAACGCTTCTTTGGTATCTTTGCCAAGAAAGGTTTGCCTATCACGTTCCCCGAAGCCACCCACAGCAAGGAGAGTGCAACATCGCTCTTTGGCTCGTTAGAAAAGTGGAGACCTGTACGTGAGTGCCTTGACTTCGATGATGAGGGAGATAGCATCTTTGGACGTAAAAAACCGCTTGTTGAGGCTACATTGGAGCGTATATATGCTGGGTTGATAAAGTTTGTTGCAGGTGGCAAAGATGCGTTTCTTGTCAAGTACAATTCCGTTAATAAAAGAACAGGAAAGCATATACCTCCGTCCATTGATGAACCTTGCCCTACTGTTGCTACACAAAATCGCCTCGGATTGGCAAAGGTTACGTTCCTGTCAAAACAGTTCAGCGGCGACCCGATGAGCAAGAATGTGTCTGTTGATGCTCCTGCAGGAACAATTACCTGCAAAGACCACCACGCATTTATATCAGCGTATTATGGTAATGGGCATAACCATTCTGTTGATGATGCTTCACCAACGCTAACAACAAAGGACCGCCTTTCGCTTATACAGACAGAGCGGTTTATTGATATGAAGTACGGCAACGGCAAAGCCTCATCAGTAGAAGACCCTGCCAATACAGTAACTACAAATCCGAAGTTCAACCTTGTGTCTGTTAAGAGGCATTATCTTCTAAACCCACAATACAAGTCAGCAGGAGGCTCTGTCGATAAACCATGCTTCACGCTCATCGCTCGAATGGATAAAATGCCACCATATTTGATTGCTACGGAGAGTGGCGATGTAGATGTGATAGTGTATGACACCGACAGCCCAATGACGGCTAAAATAAAGGAATTTATGGCACTATACGGCATTATAGACATAAAGATGCGTATGCTCAAAGTTCCCGAACTTAAAAAGATTATGGGATTCCCCGAAAATTATGTGTTGGTAGGGACACAAGCGGAGCAAAAGAAATACATCGGCAATGCTGTTGAGGTTACTATCGCACGTCGTTGGTGTGAGTCCCTTTGTGCAAAACTCAAAGAACATTTCAAAAAAGCCGCTTGATATGGACGCTAAAACATTCTTCACGAAGGTTGCCCTTATGCGTAAGGCTCAAAAGGAGTATTTCAAGACACGAAACCAAACAGCCCTACGGAATAGCAAGGCTCTCGAAGCCGAGATTGACAAAGAGATTGAGCGTGTGAATAACATTATTGGTATAAAACAGCCCAAGCAGACTAAATTATTCAATGATTAAAATCGAAAAGTTATGTATTCTACAGTATTAAAAGAAATTATGGCATTTTTACTCGGACGAAAGTATTATGCAAATATAATAGCAACAAGAGGTACAACGAAACAAGAAATTTGTTCCTACATCTTCGCTACAAAAGAAGCAGCTGAGCGGCATCGGGATGAAATTGAAACAACTCTGTCATTCCGGTTCGTCGAAACAGTTTCTTTCCGTTCACGCCGGATATATTTCGATTCGTCCGTAAAAAGTTAAACCATAACAACCAGTGAATCATTCTATTTTCGTATTATGATTATCAAAAAACTAAAAACATGGTGGCAGTCACGTAACTACTATGTGATTGCCGATGGTAACGACAATTCAATCACGCTATCCAAACGCTTGTTTCTCCATATCAAAGGTAAGGCGAAAAAGGGCGATGCAGCCCAAGTGTTTGTTTTCAGAATTGCCGGACAAGATTCTTTCGGCTTCACCGTCAATCCAAATATCGGACAACCGACTCAACTATGCGATATTCAATATAATGACAAGTATAAGTGCATAGGCTTTGAAAGTCTGTGCCCGTCGGTCGGTCTTATGCTTTATGAGCATGGGTTGCCCGGTGATAGTATAGTCAAACTGTCCGTGTCCATACATCGTACAAGTAAAGGTCTCATCTATTATCAAATTGAAAAGCCCAATGGAAAGTATATTAGGAAATACAAGAAAGGCTGACATAGTATTCTATTCTTCGGGAAGAATAGACATTACATCTCATATAGCCAAGCAACTCCATCTCTCGCGAGGTGATGTCTTGGATATTATGAGTGAGAATGGAGAATTATATCTTTATGTCAGATACCGCTCTCCTACTGGCGGCCGACACGAAGCATGTGTGTTTCCCTCCAACAGGCAAGGGAAACATTTCAGAGCCTCATCTAAGAGACTGTGCTCCGCCATACTTGATGTGTCGGGCGTAACAGACAAGGCAAGATTATGCGTTGGAGAGCCTAAGGAAAGCCAATATCATGGCACATTGTTGCCAATCATTACCAAACTCCTTTTGTAAGTAAGATATGATTAAAGAAATAAAATACAACGGGTATTCTGCCAATCCATCGGACTATGAGTGTGCCGATGGGGATTTGGCAACATCAATAGGTGTTATTCCTGAAAACGGTGCACTTAAACCCATATTGCCGCCATCCGAAGTATTGCAGCTTGAAAATGGGGTTTCGGTAATATATATCCACGAAACGGCATCTTACAGACACTACATTGTACAGAGTGGAAACGATATTCATTGGATAGAACGAAACGGTGATTCCCTTACATCAAACAATAAAATTGGCTATTGTTATGACATCAAGAGTATTAATGCAGTTGGTAATACCCTACTCGTTTTTTCAGCAGATGCTATTAACTATTATCTATGGAAATCCAACAATTACATTTCGTTAGGAGACCATATCCCCAATATTGAAATTTCATTTGGGCTTCGAGGAAAACCACGTTTGTATTCAATGAATGACGATAACAAATCTACATTCAAAATTACATTTGACGGAATTGGTGAACATAATCTATTTGAAACGTGGAGCGAAAGCAATCAAAATAAAATCACATCACAGATTATGGCGAAGGTGAACAAGTTCCTTGCAGACCAAACAGTTAAGAAAGGCAGGTTTGCCCTTCCATTTTTTGTACGTTATGCTTTACGCTTATATGATGGCTCATTGGTTGGACATTCGGCCCCTATATTAATGAATCCTTCCACTAAAACGGCTCCAATTGTCTATTGGGAACGTGCAAGTGGTAAGGGAAGTTATACTGAAGCAATATGCGATATAATGCTCGTGGCTGCAAGTCTTGATTACAAGCTTCTTATTGACGGTAATTATGATTATAATAACTTAAAGCAAAATTGGGGTGATATAGTCAAATCTGTGGACGTGTTTATTTCAAAACCAATATATACTTATGACCAAAATGGATTGTGCAAATCGTTTGCTGATACAGACAATTTTGATACAAAGTTTATTGGCACGCTTGATTTTTCCGGTTATGCAGCCTCACGAAAGAATGACTGCATTCTTTTACCTGTGAACCTTGATGGATCATCTATGAATACATCTTCCCCAAACGGAAAGAATAGCGCTTTTGGGAACAAGTATGTAGAATGGCTATATTCTAAATTATACGCTTTATATTTTTCATCCAATAGAAAGTATCCATCCACAACAATTATGTTACCGGAATATTCTGCCGATAAGAATAAAGAATCTTTAAAAGATGCATCACAATTCTATTTCCTACACTCCATAGAATTGTCAGACCTTACGACATCTGAACGTAAAGACATTATTGTTAATGATGAATATCTGCAGTCACTTGTTTCCCGTGAAGTAATGACGGATGACTATCTTACCCACGATAAACTTTGCGCCGAATTTTCTCACACATACAATGCCCGTTTAAACCTTTCCGGGGTAAAACGGGAATTGTTCGGTGGATTTATGGCTGCATCAATGTTCTCTTATTTGAATAGCGATACTCCATCATGGAAGATTTCAGGAAATACAGTTGTAACTTCATTTCCTACTTTCGGATACAGTGTTCTTGAGACTACAGTATATATAAAAGAAGATGGAAATGTATATGGAGTATCTGCGGCCTCACATAATAATTACACCGGATATTTTTTATCTGAGGAAAGATATCCATCGGATGAAGATGCCAGCAATGGAACAAACGGCTTTCTCGAAAAACGCTCTTGGGGATGTTATGCGTTCTATCCCAATATAAATGCTTTCAAAATGATTATCCGGGATTGGAAAGGTGCTTATGAAATAAAATTAATGCCACACCAATTCCTTAATGGTGCATATGCCGTACTTGACTATGAATTAGAACGTGCGCCACAAACTCCAACATATCCATCAACGAGTCATCTGGCAACAATTGAAATGCCGAATAAAATATATACATCAGAGGTGAACAATCCATTCTATTTCCCTATACTTGGTATCAACTCCGTAGGTACGGGAAAAGTTCTCGGCATATCATCGGCTGCAAAGGCTCTTTCTGAAGGTCAGTTCGGGCAATTTCCTCTTTATGCCTTTACTACAGACGGCGTATGGGCTTTGGAAGTATCATCTACCGGAACCTATTCCGCCAAACAGCCCATTACACGTGATGTTGTCATTAATCCCGACAGTATTACGCAGATTGACTCTTCCGTTCTGTTTGCCACAGATAGGGGGATTATGCACATCAGTGGTTCAGCCACGCAATGCTTATCCGACAGCCTCAATGCAGAAGATTTGTTCAGCATTGCAGACTTGCCTAAAGCCAATGCACTGATAGACATCTTCAACGGCAAAGCTGGTGAGAACGAAAAAGCAACGCTTTCCGATATCACCTTGTTACCGTTCAATTACTTCTTACGGGAGTGTCGTATGGTGTATGACTATACCAACCAGCATATCATTGTGTATAACCCGACTGTACGCTATGCTTATGTGTTTTCGTTGAAGTCAAAGCTTTGGGGTATGATGCTATCAGACATAGTGAACAATGTCAATTCGTATCCGGAAGCATTAGCAATGGCTGATGGAAATAGACTCGTGGATTTTTCCACATCATCCGCTGAAACCATAACGGCATTAGTGGTTACCCGCCCTTTCAAGATGGAGGAACCAGATGTGTTCAAGACAATAGATACCATTATTCAGCGTGGATATTTTAAACCAGGACATGTAGCACAAGTATTGTACGGTTCGAATGATTTGTTTAATTGGCACATTGTATGGAGCAGTACAGATAAATACATGCGTGGTTTCAGAGGGACACCATACAAAGCATTTAGAATTGCACTAATTTGTACACTTGACAGGTTCGAAAGTTTGTTGGGATTTAGTGCCCAATTCAATCCCCGTATGCTCAACAGACTACGATAAAATGAAATAATACTATAAGTCAGTTATTTTTAAGGTTATCAGATTGTTTATAAGGAGAAAGAGCCGGTATGCGTGATGCACCCCGGCTTTTTTCATGAGGCAAATTAGTTACGTCAAAAAATAGAATCAACTTATTTGCGGATTTTCAGAAAAAGGCCTACCTTTGTAGACATAAACGGTAAAACAGTATGATTATAACATTCGACAAGGATTATCTGCGTGAGCTTTATGAGACCGGAAAGGGTGACAAGAAGCACCGTTTCCAGCCCGAAATCATAAAACGCTATAAGAAAGGCATAGATTATCTGAAGAGTGCAAACAAGGTAGAAGATTTGTTTTTGGTCCCATCCTTGCATTACGAGGTTTTGAAAGGTGATAAGGCGGGTATCTCCTCTATAAGGGTAAACGACCAATACCGAATTGAGTTTACTGTGTCCGAATCTGTTATTACCGTCTGCAATATACTCGAATTGTCAAACCATTACAAATAAATTCGCCATGATTGAAATAAAAGGAATTGACCCCAAGATGATTGCCAACAATCTTGAACCGTTTGAACCCACGCACCCGGGCGAACTGCTCAAAGATGAAATTGAATATCGGGGCGTGTCGCAAAAACAACTCGCGGCGGATATGGGAGTGTCTTACACTGTCTTGAATGACATTGTAAACTGCAAACGTCCTGTGAACACCAAATTCGCCCTTTTGTGCGAAAAGGCTTTGGGCATCCCAGCCTATATGCTTCTACGTCTGCAAACGGACTATGATATGATAACGACGAAACGAGACAAATCATTTTTGGAAAGACTTGCTGGCGTAAGAAAAATCGCAGCGGTGCTCTGACTGGAGCCTGTATGTCTGCCAAAGACTAAAAAAGAGCAGGAATGCATAAGTTGCGGTCCGGCTCTTTTCTGATAGTAACGTCCTAAAACGGCTTCAACTTCCGTTTTATCTTTCTGGTTCGCGACATAAGCGCGGTCTGTATCTTGTTCCGTAGCATTGTAAACTTCTTTTCCCACTTGGCTTCGCTCACCGGATTAGTAATGCTCATCCAGTCGGCCAGCACTCTGCACACCAAGTATTCGTGTATCAGTTCCTTCAGCATCCGCAAGGTGGTCAACGAAAAGGTTTTGGGTAACGTCAGCCTGATTTCGTAGGTCTCAGGCTGACGTAGTACATCATCCAATGCTTCTTGCCCGTCCAGCATCTCCTCTTTCGTATAAGGGTACAGCATCTCCACGCATTCTGCATGGGCAGTGTTCAGCACTCTTGTCACACGGTCTATATTGCCCTTTTGGGCGATGTCGAACACTTGATGGCGGGCGTGTTCGTTGTCTGTCTTCATGATGTCACCCTCGACAAAAGAACAATTCTCTGCATCGTAAAGCAGTTCTTTCCTTTTAAATACGAGTATTACTGCTTTTGTTTGAGACTGGCTGTTTTGACAATATACCATAGGCTTGAACATTAATCATGAGTCGGTCTTTCCGGACGACTGCGTTTGTATAACGCATGCTTCACGTTTTCAAGACTCACTTCGGAGTGCTGTATGTACACATCAGCATCTTCCGGACTATTAATAGCGAACCACTCTCCAAGTGCCATGTCTACAAGATATGAATGTATGCCATTCCCCAGTGCGTCTGCCGAAGCGTTGTCATAATTGGACGGAAGCAAAAATTCCAATGAAAGTTTTCCGTTGTTATCTATCTCCTCATTCATCAGATTATCTCTTGTTGTATTATCCTCATTGAGATATTCTCCAAGCAGACTTTTCAAAGAGGAAAAAGCATTGGCCAACGAACGACGTATCTGATAGCTGTTTTCACTATCATCATCAGCCTGCATATTGGATGCAACTTGATAGCTCTTTCCGGTCGCTTCTCGCGCCTGTCCTGTCAAATACGTCTTATTCTGAATATCATAGACAAGTTCTTTGACCTGCTGTATCACGGTTAATGTATTCTTGTTTTCTGTTATAACATTTTGAATTAATGATTGTTCGTATGTCGGACGTATGGGCTTTATTTTGAAAAATGCCTTACGCATTATATCCTCCATATAAGTAGCGGCTTCCGTTGCATATCCGGCAGCTTCTTCCTTATTGGTAAACGTATACCATTTTGCAGTGATATTCATCACGAAGAATGAAAACAAACTGCGCTGCATACTTTCTTTTAGAACTTTCTTGAATGAATTCGACAGCCCCAACAAAAGTCTGTATTCACTGCTATCCTCTGTTTCGTCAAGAAGTACTTTTTTAAGACTGTTGCATATGGTATTCCTACTCTCGCACCAAAAACGTTCAAGTATGCATTTATCCTCATCCGTTGTAAATATACGGTCGTAGGCAAGCTCATCATCCATTTTCGCACCGGTATACGACGTGGTTTTTGCTACCTCTTCATACACTTTTTCCTTATTGACCGTTAATATAATATCTATCATAATCAGAAATCAAACAAGTTATACGATAAACCTACACTGAAACATGGAGAGAAATGTGGTGCTTCCCTCAATGTTATTCCATATCCTACTTGCAGACTGATACTGAACTTTTTTTTCTTGGGTTTGGGATAATTACCTGTTACGGTCATTATATCACGCCCTGCAAAAAGTATCAGGCTATCAAGTTGTGGATGAAAGCCACTTACATAAGCCCGATATGTGCCTGTTTCGTACATTTTCTGCGTAATGGGGATTTCAATCTCAACGCTGTCTTTGTCCCTATTTGGAGATTTAGTCGTATCTGTTACGCCCGGAATCTGTTTCATACTATCCGGCTTTGCAGTAGGAAGAACCTGCGGGATGTATCTTATGACGATGCTATCTTTGGGTACAGGCTTGTAATAAGGTATGGTATCGAAAACAGTTATTCTTGTGGTATCATTTATCGGTAACTCTTTATTCAATATGCAAAAACGTACATTGAAAAACAGTGATGTGACAAATAATACCACAAACAATATTGCTACAATATCTTTAAGCCACTTTACCATATTTCTGAATATATCTGGTTATTGCCTCTACATGGGTTTTAACAATGGCTTGTTTACCTTCTTCGGAACAGAGATACAAGACATCGTCCTTGTTGTCCTGAAAAAAGTTTTCCGTAAGTACAGCCGGACATTTTGTCTTGCTCAAAATATAGAAGTTTTCTTCCCAGTCAGGATCGTCATCAGAATTATCCTTGCGTATTCTTTGACTGATAAAGTTTTTTTCAGCTTCTTCATACAAGAAAGTTGCCAGTTTATCAGCCTTTGTCTTGCCTTTCGATGTATAAGCGCTCCATCCCCTTGCGTTCATCCATTCTATACCGTTTCCGGCAGCATTGCAGTGGATAGAAACAAGAACCACATTAGCCGTTCCATATCGTCCGCAAACTTCGTTTACACGCCTTACACGTTCTGATAGTGGAACATCTACTGTTTCCCGAACAATACGTTCGGCATCATAACCTCTTGCGGAAAGCTCATGTGCTATTCTATCTGCAATTTCACGTACATAAGCATATTCACGCAGCGAACCGTCAGGACTACGTTTTCCAGGAGTGTTTTCACCATGCCCGTTATCTATAAGAATTTTCATGACTATATAATTTCGTTTAAATATTGTATTCTTCCAGATTATGAATTCAGCCGATAATAAAAATCAGTCTTTATGTTATCATACGCTAATTTTACATTAGTATAGGCTCTTGCGTTGTTTGCCCCATCTTCGTGGTAAATCTCATTCTCCACGACCTTTGCAACATCTTCAATCCAATCGTCATTGCAGAAATCAGAAAGAGGTCTGCCATGATAAGTAAATGGGTCAAACCGGCTATTCCTGTCATTATGTATCACTTGCAGGGATTTTCTTATCTTCAACGCTGTAGCCTCTTTGTCCGCAATGTGGTTTTCTTCACGCACGCGCTTAATAAGCCGGCAAACTTGTTCCACGCTTAAATCAAAGGCGAAACCCGAAAGGTTGCGTATGCGTAGTTGCGTTTCTGTCCTTAACCCTTCCGATATGTCTTGCAGCATATCATTCTGTGCGTTTGTTGTTTTCGCCAGCTCTTGCAGACTTGCTTTGTTGTCTTTCATCATTTGGCTGATTATTGACTTGAACCATTTGAAAATAGCAATCATCATTGCAGCCGAAAGAATCAGAAAGAATGCGGCCGTTACAGCCATCATTCCATAGTCGCTGATTCCTTTTGCGACTTCCATAGCCTGTTGTGCTTCATTCATAACCAGCCACAAATTAACCATCCGAGAATTGCTCCAGCTACCGTAAGCCCAAAATCAATCCAATCCCATTTACTGCCATACGCCTTGTCTTTATATTCCAAAGCACCTGCTGTCAAAACTCCGGCATACATTGCGGTAAACCAGCCAAATGCAAAAATGCCGATAATCAGTCCTCCTACGAGGTGTTTCCACCTGTTGCTCATTCTGAGCCATTCAATTAGTTTCTTCATTATCTTAGTTCTTTTGTTTACTTACAAAAGTAACGGAAGCCGAGCAATCCTACATGTTATCTTTTTACAGTCGTATATAAACCGCAAAATGTTTTGTAAAACTTTTCCAACCCGACTAAATAGCTTTCAAAAAGTAATTAAAAGTATCAAGCCATTTTATTCTACTTTATTTCTACCGTCCTTCTTCCCTAACATTTCATCTATCCAACAGTCTCTCAATAAGCCATAGGATATATCAATCTCTCATTTTTACCCCCCAAAAGCACCATTAGTTCCGCAGGAACTTAGAAATATCGGGCTAAAGGTGTCATTCTTGAACAATAGCGGACTTGTGGAGACATGGGAATTTGCAGGTGGAGCATTTGAAAATATCGAGAACTGGAAATCAAATGAAGATAAATTAGCCGATATCCGAGATGAAGCCATCGACAAAATAAAGGATGCGGAAAGTGATGCAATTTCAAATTTCAGTTCCCAGCGTGTTACTCCTGATATGCTGTCCGAATCAACCAAGCAATTTATTAACGCGAGTGGCGGCGGTACAATAAATAATCTTGCGGACGACGAAGACCTTGTGTCTGTAGACAAAGGGGAAAGCTTAAGTGTTTTAAAATTTGCCGACCGTGCTTATAATCCTGGAATATATGTGGGAATGGGGTATAAAATCCTGCGTAGGAATATTATGGACGGTAAAAATATACTTACCCAGGATATGGTTAATCAGCCTCATACGATTTATGTCGTTCAGTATGATTTTGATTTGGATGGTGCTCAAATCACTATTCCCGAAAACTGCATTTTGAAATTTGACGGGGGAAGTTTGAGTAATGGCAAGTTGACTTCCATTGGTTATGTCAGGTGTATAAATTCAGATACCCCGGATTATTCAAATGAACTTAAATGCGATATAGACAATAATTTTGTAGACAAATTTCCGATAAATCCATATTCTAAGCTCCAGCAGAAAAATGATACGATACTGACTCTGGATGTGGGGTATTGGTCTAAGGAAACTCCGGTGGAGCAACCTGCACAATTCATCGATTACATTAAGTCATGCGGATGTATAGGTATAACGGTAGTTATTGCCTTACATAACGATGAGAAAGGGAATATTATACGGGATTACCCGGAAAATTTTTATGATTATTTCCATGCTAACGGCATTAACGTAGAAGCAGTCAAATTCCATATAGATGGAGGTAATTATAATGGAAGGGATAATGTGGAGTTTTATAGAAATTACGTAAATGAAGTAAGGGATATAACCAAAGGCTTTATAGAAAAGAATGACGTACATGCAATATTTATATTGAATGAGTGGTATGAGCCTACAGATAAGGGAAATAAGGAAATGTGTAATATAACCAGGTCTTTAATATCAGATATAAAGGCTTGGGGGTTTAAGGTCGGAATATCGGGGTATAGGGGGGACAAATCCAATATGCCCTTTGATTTATTCAATCAGTTTGACTATAAAGGGTTAAATATATATCCATTTTTCGGGTTAAAGGATGAATTTACAACAGAGGAGAATACGGATATATACACTCCCTTCAATTTGCTATATAATACAATGTCAAGCCATGGCAAGTATGTGGCAAACTCAATAACGGAGAGTGGAGCTTCGGAAAGCTATTATACATTGCGGAATCCGGCAGATAATACCGTAAAATACGGTAAAAATTTTACAGAGTACTCCCCTCTGATTCATTTGTATAATAAAGGTCTGTTTCATTTTGCAGGCAATTTAAATCCCAAATTCATATGTACATGGTACTCTAAAAAATTGCATTTGGGAAAAGTTGAGGATTTAATCAAACAATACTTATTCTAATAAAATGGCTACTTATTACATTATAGGAAAAATATCTTCTACCGCTAATGGATATACATTGGGTACTATCAGTAGATATAATAGTTATATTGAAATTGCCAATCATATAAGTGATGCAATGGTGGAATATCCGTTCTATATCAGGCATGATGCCGAAGAGTCTCTTCCTAACATATCTAACATAAGGAATTTTAAAAGTTCTATAACAGGTTTATATATCATCAAGAAAAAAGATGATGATAATTTATATATAGCTTCTGTTTCAAATTTCAATTTCAATATAGATTCAAGGACTGTATGGTATTTTGGACTGTATAAAAATACTGATTTTCAAAACATACTGTCAAATCAGGAAATGGGAAGAACTTCAAATGAATCGGTTACAGATGATGATATAGAAGAAAAGCTTCAATCGTCAATTGGTACATTATCCGATGACCATACAATCCTTGTCAAGAATAATATTGTTGTGATAAATTACTCCATTGACAATCCTGGTGTATTCAGAATAGTATTCAACTTGTTGAACACTTTAAATAAATCCAATAATATTTTGGATTTATATTCTTTCGGTGACGGTGATGTCCAGGGAGTTCTTTTCAATTATACCAATGCCATAAAAGGATTTGAAGCTTATATAGATAAGCTGAATAAAAATATTTTTATAAAATGCAATATAAGCGGAGCGTATCTGTTTAACTGCGCTTTTAAATACAACATAATTACTTTTAGGGCTACTAATTTACTTCCTGAAGGGTTAGAGAAAATCCCTATCAGTTTTTTGGGAAATATTGCCAATAATAGTGGTAAGACCGAAGATAGACCTACTAATGCGGATAAGGGTTTTCAATACTATGATACAGATATAAACAAGCCTATATGGTGGAACGGTTCTTCATGGACAGATGCCAGTGGTTCTACGGTGTAG